GCTGTCATGTATTTTATTTCGATTTGACCACTTGCTAATGGGTGGTCTTTCGGATACAACAAGCCTTTCGAAGGCAAATCAACGACCTCTGATGGAAACTTGCGTTTCTCTTCAGCCATTATTTTCTCCTAATTAAACTGATTAGTTTGTTTGTGATTACAACCTCACTTTTTATTACAACTTAAGTTGCCAGACTTATAGTAATAATTTATTTTTTGTTTTTAGTAACTGCTTCCCATATTGGTTTCAATACGGCGTCAAATATAACATCATCTTTTGTAGATGGTGAAAGTTTGACTATCTTTTCGATGGTGTAGAAAGCTAATAAACACCATTCCCAGTTTTCAATTAACCATTCGCTCATTGTTATTCTCCTATACTATCGTTAGAATTGTAGGATTGCGTAATCGTAACGAAGTGTTAAGGTTATGTCTACAGGATCAGTTGCGTTTGCCCAATCTAAATCACCAAATGTGGCGTTTGCGATATAGGTTCCCTTGAGAGTCCATTCTTCAACTTTATCTCCAACGGGTCCTAAGACATTAAAGGTTACATCTTTTTTGTAAAAGTCTGAATAACCATCACGACCAGTAACGGACTCATGTGATAATCTCACCCATTCCATTACGGCTTGTGCTCCACTTGGAACAACAGGATCGTAAAGTGTTATTTCTAATTCTTCCCAAGCTCCTTTACCTTTAATGTATCTTTTAACATTAATGTGGTCGAGTTCTATAGTCTCGAAAGCTATTGTCGGTCTGTTCGCTGTTTTAATCAAATAAGAAGGGATACCCTCAATGTACATGATGTATCTGTTCTTCGTCTTTGGTTCAAACGGAGTGAACATTATTTCTGACGGATCTAATAAGTCTGGCATTTCATTTCTCCAATATTTAAGAATGTCTTCTATTCTTATATAAATATCATCTATTCTAAAAAACACTATATTTGTGTTTTAGAAGTTTTATAGAAGTTTTTAATTTCTTCTCCATAATAAATATTTTAATGCAATAAAAAACCCCACAAAAAGTGAGGTTTTTTATATATGTACTCCCTAATATTAACTTGGGAATGCTGCTCCAGTAGGTAAGACAACGAAGTCCAACACAATGAATTCTGCAGTTCTTGTAGGTTGAATAAAGATTTGACCAACCAACTGATTTCTATCAATGACATCAGGTGTGTTGTTGGTATCATCCATAACAACTCTAAAAGCGGATAAACCACTATTAGCTTGAACTGATTCCAAGAAAGGATTCACAATATTTAGGAATCTGTTTCTTGTAGCAGATGTGTTTTGTTCGAATACTAAGAATCTTGAAGATGATGCGATGAACTTCTTCAATCTAATTAATAATCTTCTTACATTAACTCGGTCAAGTGCTGATGGACGACCTTGTAAGGTCTTTTGTCCCCATACACATACACCTTGTCCAGGAAATGAAGCGATTGGATTGATTCTTGCTTCATACAGAGTATCTCTTTCTGCGTGTGTTAAACGAGTCTGAGCTTCTGTTACAGTTGTCAATCCACCACGATTCAATCCAGCAGGTGCGAACCATTCGTGAGCTACCCTATCAGTAAATGCGATAGTTCCAGCTAATACTACTGATGGTGGAACCCATACAGGTAGGTTAGTGTTTCTATCTCTTATCTTTACCCAAGGATAATAAGTTGCTGCGTAATTACTATCAAGTGCTTCGATTGCTGCAGTAGCGTCTGCTATACTTGCTCCATACTTGACACAATCCAAGATAACAAATGTATCACCTCTGTCTTCAGCTTTGCTGATAGCGTGATTTGTTATACTTGAGTGTACATTATGAATTACACCAGGTACCACCAACATATTGATATCAAATTCATCAGGATTACTGATTGCGTTGATAGCTTTCTTATATGCTGTGTATCCACCTGCAGATGTTGAAGATATATCAAATCCTTGTGTGTTTGTGGCGACAATGTCTGCTCCACTTAACTTTGGATTTGCTGGATTATCTCCATCGTAACCACCTTGAAATGGTACAACGAATCTTCTTTGGTCAATGTGTGATAAATCCAAAGTAACTTTCTCACTTCCGTTAGAGAATGTTTCTGAAGATGGTTTTATCTCAGCAGTTCCATTGAAGTCTTCGAGACTCATTGTTGTGTGATTACCAGCTCCTGCAGAGTTTGGTAATGGTGATAAGTATTCATTAGCGTCAGCATTTGCGTAATCGTGACCATACAATACATTCACATCAGGTGCTCCATTGGAGTTCAACTGAGAATTCTTGAAAGGCCATGCTGGTATTGTAGTTGTTCCAGCAGATGGATTAGTAATTGCTGCGTGTCCCATTGGAACCAATACTTTTGGTATAGCTCCGTTAGCGATTTCAGTAAAATCACTTACATAGATGTGTTTGGAACGATTATCCCAATCACCATTGTAAGTTAATTTACCATCAGCGTCAATTGTTACATATCTATCACCAATCCTTCTTGCAAAGTAATTTGTACTTTCAGGATTGAAATTTAGATTGTCAAATTGTTCTAATACATTATCAGTAGTCAAACCTTTGTCATTTAAACCAGTCTGTCTAACTTGAAGTGAAAATGAACCATAATCACTACCAGCTATAGTACCAGCTTTCTTGATTGCGACAATAACAACTTTCAACTTATTATTTACATCACTACCATGTGAACGAGTATTAACCTTGAAAAGATTATATCTTGAACCATTAATCAACTGTGATTGTATGGATGGTGTTGATGCGTTGTTGTAGGTTGAGTTTTGGAAATCAACTGAGTTATACGAACCACTAGCTAAAGAAGCAGTAGAGTCTGCACCTTTACTACCAAAATTACTAGCGTTATGTTTAAATGATTTGTACAGATAAACAGGAACGGTATTCAAACCTGATTTTTGAACTTGTGGGTCTTTCGAAAACACATTTTCAAAAAAGTTTGCACTTGAGGTGTTAAATGAAAGTGCGTAAGAACGATTCGTTACTGATTTAGCTCCAAAGTTACTACCACTTACTGCTAAAGTAAATTGTCCCCAACTTCCTCCTGAACCTTGAGTAACTGAACATCCATCCAATCTTACTGTTCCATCTGAACCACCACGAGATGGTGCCAATACAAATCCAGTTGTAGGTGAACTTGAGTCGGAACTACCACTAATGTTTACTTGAACAAAGTCGGCGGAATATCCACCTGTGTTGAGAACACGAACAATCGTTACTTGTCCAGCACTTCTCAAATATTGTTCTACGGCGTACGGTGTGTATATTTCTTTCTTCGTTGAACCAAACATCTCTTCGAACTCAGAGAAACTCGAAACCATAGTTGGAACAAAAGCAGGACCCTTTACGGTAGGTCCTACAATAGCTGCTCCGATTTCTGCTATCCCTTGAGGTAAAAAAGAAAGGTCTCGTTCACGAGTAAATACACCCGGACTTACGATTCTTTCTGCCATTAATTATCTCCCAATTTTATTGATTATTTCATGAAATAAAACATAATTCTTTTGGCCTAACGAGACCAAAATGTTTAAATATAAATATAGCACAAAAATCCCAAACGATTGTTATCGTGGGATTTAATTACTATTGTTCAGGTGTTTCTTGAGCCGTTGGTGTGAATACGCCTGTATTTGGGTCTAATTGACCTGGCCCATATTTTTCATTCAATTCGGCTACCAAATTTTGTTCAGTTTTTTGTAATTCTGAGTACTCGGTTTCCAAACGAATTTCAGTCTCATCCATAGCTTCCATTTGCTGAGTCAATAATATTCTCTGAACCTTAAGTTGTCCGAATTGTTGTTGTTTGGTTGTATAACCCTGATTCAAATCATTCAATGATTTTAATTCATCTTCGGTAAACTTAATTTCAGAAGTTTGTTCTTCAACTTTTTTAGCTAATTTTGATTCTTCTGTAACTGCCATAACTTTTATCTCCTATATTATGAGTTTTAAATAAATATATATCAGAAATCCCAAAAACTAAACTTTTTTCTTTAGTTCTTCGACCTCTTGTTTTAATTCTTTTACACTTTGTATTAATAATGGTACTAATCGTTTATAATCAACACCTAAATAACCATTTTTTCTCTCTTCAACGATTTCAGGATGTATTTTTTGTATTTCTTGTGCTACAACACCAACATCATGTCCTCTTTCTCGTGCCCATTCGGGTGATTGTTCATTCCAATCGAATTCATAACCATTTATACCATCAATCTTATCCAATGCTCCACCAATAACTTGTAAATTGTTCTTAAGTCTCATATCTGATGAATTATACGCTACAACATCACCATCTGCCAATAAATCTTCACCTATATGTGCATCTTTGGCGATTACCAAGTGTCCAAACGAACCAGTAGAGGCTGCTGAACCACTTACATTACCACTCGTGGTTACACCTGCGAAGGTTGGAGTTGCTGAAGTATGTATATTCTGTGGTGTGGATAATGTGATTGTTCCATCACTATCATCGGCTACTGAAATTTGATTTGAAGTACCTGCTACCCAATTATTTAAATCAGATGATACTAATTTTTTACTTCCATTTGTTGCT